CAATCACATCAGGAGTGTTATTTGATTCGTCACATACTACTAGGTAGTCAGTAACGCCTCTTCTTGCTTGAACTTCATTGAGATATGAATTTAAAGCACTAGAGAATGAAGCTCTTGTAGTTTCATCATTCTGTTCAAATAGAACTTGCTTAGCAAGCTCGCCAGCTCTCTTCTCAACATTGAGGAATAGACGACGAACGTTGATTCTGTCGAATGCTGAAGGTGATGCAAGAGCGGTCTTATCACCAAATAGAGTTACGCCTTGACCAGGGAAAGAAACAATTGGATTGATTCTGTTCTGATAAAGCTCGTCTCTATCTGCCTTATTTGGATTGTATGCAAGCTTAACTGCGTTACGGAGTGAACCTCTGTTTACGCCAGCAGGTGAATACCAATCATCGAGTGCAGCTGAAGTGCTTACACATAGACCAGCAACATCACCGTTACAAGCTAACCAACGATACTTATCAGTAAAGCGATCGTAGAAATACTTGTAGCCACTATCTAATACTGCATACGAAGTTGAGGTGATTGTGCTAAAGAAAGCAATGGTATTATCTCTTTGCTGGATAGCAGTTAGAGCACCACCAGTTCCAATTTGATTGCCTTTGTGAGGTGAAACAAATGCAACACAATCCTTTCTTGTTGCTGCGATAGCAACAACTTTATTTGCTTTAATCTTGGTGTCAGACTCGATACCCATAGGACCGCCCATTAAAACAAAATCAATTTGTGTTTCTTCGGTATCAGCGAATAACTCATATGCATCAGAAATTTCTGCACCAGTATAAGTATAGTCGTCAGCACCACCAGTTAAAGCATCTGTATGAAGACCCACTAGACCAAGTGCTCCAGTTAAGCCAGTTGATGCTTGACCCCAATTTACACCATCGATAACTTCTGCTGGATGTGCAGTATTATAGATGTATGATGATTGCTCATTAATTATACTCTTATAATAAGTATTTTCTCCCTGAGCACCAGTTGCATTGGATAGTTTTGATAGATAGGTTAATCTTTCGAGAACTGTATTTGCAGTTCCAGAAATAGCACCAGTAGTATCAATAACTGCAATGTGAACTTCATCTTTTGAAATTCCTCTTGCCGATGCAAATTCTGAAGTTCCTGGACGAGGAGCAATTGCAGAGAGTTTAATTCCAGTTGAACCGATTTCGGTATTGAGATACCAATTTTGAACAGCAGTAACAGTTAGGTCTGCAGAAGAAGCACCAGCTTCTTCAATACCATCTCCCACTGCAATTAAAGATGTTGGGTCATTAAGAACAACTGCAACAGTATTTCCTGATACGCTTAGAACTTTACCAGCTTTACCACTATCAAATGTTAATGTTGAACCTACTGCTGGAGCAGAAGCAAAAGCAGCATCAAAAGTGACGTATTGATCTGCACCACTATCAACTACAACTACAGTAGCTGAGTTACCCCAAGTACCTGCAGTTCTTGCTATAAATGCTTGTGATCCACCCGCACCAGCTGCAAAATCTTCATCTGATTTTACTAAAACACCAGCAGTTGATCCAGCGTTTAAAAGTGATCCTGTGTTAGCACGAACAACAGCTAATCTACCACCATATGATAGAAACTCCGATGCAACGTGCCAGTCATCTGCATTTGCATCAACTGGGGCACCAAAAACTGTTACTAGTTCTTTCTGGGAATTAATATTTACAACCTTACCAACTGGTCCCTTTGCAAAAGATGAAGCAACCGCTGCAGTAATTTGAAGAGCACCAGTAACAACGACATTACTTAGGTCACGCTCCTTTAGAACAATTCCAGGCGAGACTTGACTTGCCATGTTTTTCTCCTTAGATATCCAATGTAATCTAAAATTATTTATTATTTTGCTTATTTCAAGTGGGGAAACGTAGCGTGAACATTACCAATCTGGATATGAAAAATCTGTAGTATCGTTTTTTTGTCTTGATTTTCTAACTCTTTTAATAGTACATTCTTTACATTCATAAGAATAAGCAGATGCAATAGTTCCTCTATCTTTTCTTGTTATGTAAAAATCATCCATTAAACTTTTTACCTTACCACAAACTCTACATTCTCTATCTTTGAATATAAGTTGTTCTAAGGTAAAAAGTTTATCGGCATCCATCATCTATAATCCCACATATACGATACATCTTCTTGTGTGTCGCCATACCAAACTGCTCCATCTGAAGCAAATCCTTCATCACCTTCAAGACCAGTTGTGATAAATCCAAATGGTGCCATGTCTTGCTCAATTTGATTCTTTTGTTCTTCGTAGATTCTCTGGCGAACATCATTATCCGTCATTTCCTTGAAGTAATCTTGAACTGCCATCCAAGCAAAAATCACCAAACACATCACAAGGTCATCGTGGAATCCATCATCCGCTTCAAAAGATTGCTTTTTCTGAATAAATGTGGTAAGCTCATTAATGATATCATAATCCCTAAACAGCAACTTATCATCTTCAATAATTTGCTTGAGGTTTTGGCAACCAACTTTCTTAACTGTAATACTCATCTTGACACCAAGTTGAGTTTTATTTCCAGAGAATCCTTGTCCCACAATTTGTCCAGCACGACCACGCATTGAACACATCAGAACATTTGGATACTCAAGATCGTAATTAAGAATTGATGCTACTTGATCGCCAACATCATTAACTTCGCAAAGAACATAAGCATTATTGTATGCTCTGGCTACATCATTAATAACGTTGGGGAAAAGCATTGGTTTAATTTCATTATTTCGATACTTTGCAACTATCTTATAAGGAACAGTTGTGATATCAAAAACAATAAAAGCAGAATAATCACCACCGATTCCTCGGCTAACGTCTGCAGTAATAATGTATTCTGATTTTTCATCTGGCTTTTCGTAAACATCCAATCCCTTATTTGAACTCAATGGGGTATCAAATACTAAAGCTCTTAACTTAGATGCAGCAATTAGTGTATCAACAGATCCTAAAAATTCACACTCAAACTCCTGAGTAAACTGGCGTTCTGAAGTGTTCTTGATTGTTTCTTCTTTCCACTTGGCATCACGACCAGGAACTTCTGACCAATGAACCTCCGTCCAGATATAATTGTTTCTTTGGTTTTGAGCATCTACCCACAACTTATAGAAGTGGTTCATACCATATGGGGTAGAAATAATAATAACTTTAGTTCTTTGTCCAGATGAAATAGTAGGATATACAGACGAGAAGAAGTCATCAGCAATGTGGTTTGGAACGAAAGCAAATTCGTCCAAGAAGATAATGTTAAATGACATTCCTCGAACAGCAGATGCTGATGTGGAAGCAGCCATAATCTTAGAACCATTCTCCAGTTCCATAGAACCTTTGTTCCAAGCAATCACACCTTGCTGTAACCACTTAGGGAGATTCTCGTATGCTGTCTGTAATCTTCCTAAAAGGTCTCTAGCAGTTGATGCCTTGTTTGCTAGGATACCAATATTGGAACTATCATTAAACAAAGCATAGTGAAGTAGATAGGAAACCACAACGGTTGATTTCCCTGTCTGTCTTGGTAGCTTAGCAATATTAAATCTATTATTATGAAATTTTTGAACTAACTCCTTTTGAAATTCATACATTCGGAAAGGAATCAAACCTTCATCAACAGAAACAATCTTTACATAATTTACAGCAAAGTATACAGGATCTTCTTTGCATTTAATATATTCTTGAATTTCTTCTTTAGTCCAATCGTGGGCAACGTTCGCTTTTTTTAATAGCGGGTTGCCCAAATAAATCTGATCACTACTACTCATTCAATGTCCTCTTCAAATCTTTATCAATAGCATCCATATTATTTAACCTATTTTCCCAACCCTTACCATCAGTAGTTCCTTTGCATGGGTTGATGCATGAATCATCTCCAAACTTGTCACAAACTAAACTGGCAAGTTCTGTTTCGTTTCCTGGCTTATTTGTTCCTGTCCAAAAGTGTTGACCATTTATCCAGCAAGCCCTACACTTAGGGCAGGTTTTGGTATCCATAATTATTACATGTATAAGGTCAAATTATATTTAGAATATACTGTTTGTGGTGTTACAATAGTTACCAAACTTATATTAGTAAATCTCTCTCCATTGAAGTGCTGCTCTGATTGTTCCTGAGTTATTACCAATATTTGTTGCTAACACAACATATACTTCTGATGAAGTAGAGTCAAAATTTTGAACAATAATGTTTTTCTTGGCAGAAGAAATAGAACCTGTCGAAGCAGACGCCAAAGAGTTCTGTGACGAACCAGCAGTTACAAAACCACCAAATAAAGCATCGCCACTTCCTGCCGTATAACCAGTAGCACCAACTGAATATTGAACGCCACTATTGGTATCAACATCGGTCCAATTAAGTGTGCCAGTCAAGTTTGATTGACTTGGTAATTTAACAATTTGGAATGAAAATGTTTCTCCAGAAGG